CAATCTGCGGCCAGGTTGGCCAGGTCAGCATCGAGCAGCATGTACTCGAATTCCTGAAATTCCTGGTCTTCATCCGTGTATTCAAAGGTACCAGAAGCCACCGTAGTGGTGGTGGCCTCGTCATACAACACCCAGTTGACTTCATGGGTGTCATGGTCCAGGTCGTCATCCCCGACGTACCTGAGCCGCATGCGCAGATAGACGTCACCCTCAGCGGCATACGTAGGGGTCCTGACAGGATCTTCTAGCCTGTAACGTATCTCGGGTAGGGTAGAGGGGTTGTTGATCGGTACTGAGCGTATATACGTTGTGTCGTCCGCCAAGAAGCCACGTATGGACTCCGCGGAATAGTCATCAACGTCGTCGTCGGTCACCAGAACCAGGTCCTTGGTGTACCAATTGTTGACTACCAGGGGAGCATTGAAGCCCTCCATGTATGGCTGTATACGGAGATCTGGTGCACCAACCGAAGACAGGTGGCAGTACCCACCGGTGGCAGGGTCGTCGCTCTGTACGGTGGCTACGACCTTTTCCTTCTCGACCGGCCGGTATGCACCATACGAGGGAGTGACGTTGCGAGCTACCTCCAACGTCGGGTTATCGAACTCGACGGTGTCAGGAGCTAACTCGCCAAAAAGGATGAATTGGCGGTCATAGCTGCTCATATTACACTAGGTTGACGACTTGCTCTTCGTCGTCGTGCATTGTCAGTCTTTTTCAGGGCGTTGTATGCAATGCCAACTGCCCCACCGATACCGTTCATGCCACCCATCTTCATGGCATTCTGATCGTCGTCCAGGTAGTTGTAGTACAGGTCCCACTTGGCCCTGGATCGAATGAGCTCCTCGGCGTCCGTGAACCAGCGAGACGTGAAGCTGTCAAGCAGGGGTTCCCCGGCGGGTCCAGAGAACAGCCATTCAGTCCCATTCCAACTGTATGACGGAGTGCCAAGGTCCCTGACATAGTCAAAGCGCAGGTCGTCTGCCTGGCTTGGAATTGGTGTTACAAAGACGATCTCGTTGTAGTAACACCACTTCGATGGGATGCCGACCACCTGCTCGGTTGGCGTATGCCACCGGATGTCAGCGATATCTACCTGATCAATCTCCAACCAGCGGGTGTTGGTGATGTTGATGTATGAGGTAACCGGTCTGACCCAGTCGGTTGGCAGGCCTTCGGTGTCAGCGGTCTCAAACTCATACTCCTGTTGATCCACGGTCATCGTGAACGAATGCGTACCCTCGTTGAACCAGAATCGGTGATCTCTGAAAAACCTCATGGCAGAGACCACTGTCATCCTGGTGGTGTCAATGTCGGCCGAGGCCGTACGTGACACCTCGTTGATGATACGCTGAACGATCGTCCCGAGGTTGCCCCCGGCGGCGTTCAGGGATACTAGGACGACCTCTGACATTATCCAAGACCTTTCACAGAAACGAAGCCGTCTCTGAGGTAATAATCCTGTGCCGAGTCATCGTTGAGCAGCCAAACAGAAATCTCATCCCCGGTCTTCAATTCAATTACACCGCCGCTTGACAAGCTAGAAGTGTCACCGAGACCATTGGCGATAACCCCATTGCCAACACAGATCTGGTCTTCGCGTGCCCCACCCTTATCACGATATACGGCAAATGAAAATGTATGAAGACCATTGCCACCGTCACCGTTACCCACACCCAGGGAGCAAAGCACCTCAGCCTGGATGGTCGGAGTTCCGTCATACGTCATGGTCCCAAGTAGAATGTCGTTGGTAAACCCCGACTCATACTCACTGGACAACACGGCCGCACCCAAACCGGTGTTGCCCAAAATTTCCAATGACGTACCAATATTCACAATGGCTGGTACATCATTGATCTTGAAATACGACATGATCGTGCCAAGGACCTCGTCTTCCAATGTAGTCGTAGTGAATCCAGACTTGGCCACCCGAATGTCGTAATACCCGGGCGACGCATAGAACACGTAGGTACCATCCGGATCAACACTGAACGGATTGTCCAGGGCAGATGCAAGCTCTGAATCAGAATAGATCGTTGACTTGTCAGACGAGTTGGCATCCAACACCGTAACACTGGCACCGCCCAGCGCGTTACCAAATTCGTCGCGTGCTACGCCTCTGTGCTTTGCCATGCGTTACCTCGTAAAAAGGGGGGAGGGTGGGTTACCTACCCCTCCCCATGTACTAGATAGGAACCGAGTGAACCACGTTCTGGGTGAACCATCCAGCAAGCTGGAAGGTGCCAACCGCAGGTGTGGTCGCAGCGGTAACGATATCAGCGATGAGATACAAGCCGCCAATATCGAGCCATGGTAATTCCGCATCGATGGTGACAGCCGGGTCCGTGGTGGACGCGGCCTTTCCACAATCGGTGACGGCAATCATGGAGAAGTCCAGAACACCATCCGTTCCGCCGAAGCCGAAACTTACATCCAGATCGTCCGCACAAATGTTGGTTGCATAGGCGACCAACGAGCCAGGACTGTTCAGGATGTACGCGACGCTGGGGAAAGGACCAGCGAGGATGAGCTTGTCAGCCGCGTGGTCCAACATCAGTACGTCGTCAATGGTGGCTGTAACCCAAAATGGAGTGCATCCCTTATCCGCACCAGCCGGAGGGAAATGCGCATCGACGTGGCTGAGGTCATAAAGTACACCAGCAGCAGTCATGGATTACCTCGAAAAAGTGGGGAAGGGTGGTTGCCCACCCCTCCCCGGGTGAACTAAACGGGCACCGAATGGATCACGTTCTGCGTATACCAGCCGCCGATCTGAATGGTACCAGTGGCGGGGGTAGCAGCGAGATTCACAACATCAGCGATGAGATACAAGCCGCCAACGTCGAGCCATGGGAGCTGTGCATCAATAGTGGCAGAGGGGTCTGTGGTAGCAGCCCCAACACCAGCATCAACCACAATAATCATGGCGAAATCCAATACACCATCAGTGGCTCCGAATCCGAAGCTCAAATCCAAATCAGCCGAGGCCATATCGGTCGCATACGCAACCAACGAACCAGGACTGTTCAAGATATAGGCGACAGTGGGAAATGGACCAGCAAGGATGAGCTTGTCATCGTCGTGGTCGATCTGCGTTGTCGCACTGATAGTAGCGGTAACCCAGAAGGGAGTGCATCCCTTATCCGAACCAGCCGGAGGGAAATGCGCATCGACATGACTGAGGTCATGAATAGCGCCAGCCGCCATGGCTTATCCCTCCTTAGGAGATCTGACCAGCCGTTGCATACGTCGAGATGACGATGGTCGCAAACGGCTTGGAATTGAACTGGGTTTGTTTGATGCCTCCGAGGAAGCCAGCCGCTACGCCATATTCACGGTCGTAGTCGAACTGCTTCTCTACCCATCGGAAGCGGCGAGGAGTGCCACCAAGACGACCCCAGCCGATGACAGCTGACTGGGCACCGCAGAAGATGGCTCGTCGGGTTGCGGCAACTGCGGCGCCGGTCGAGCTATTCACACCGAGGGGAACTCGGGTGGACTCAATCAGCAGCACGTCGTTGTAAACACCGAGTGCGCCAGTAATCAGCGGATTGTCGTTGACCTTACCACCCTGCATGGCTGCCATCTGGATACCTGCCCAGTTGGAGCCAGAACCAGCGGTGGTGCGGAGCTGAGTCGTCTGATACGGGTGAATGAAGCACACGTACAGAGGACGATCGAACCCATCAATCTTCGCCGGGCGGATAGCCGGGCTCAGAGTCTTCGCTCTCTCAACTGCGATGTCCAGCAGTTCGAGGGTGAAGGCGTCACCGGTGACGATACTCTCATCAGCCTGAGTGATGTTGGCTGTGTCACCTGACATGAAGTAGTTCGAGTCCGCGGCCTGTGGATCAAGGGGCGTGTTGTGGCCACCAAACGTGCCGGTCAGATGCAGAGCACCTGCCAACTGCGCGAAGAGGCTCGTGTCCCACGCGTTGCTGAGCTGATCAGCAAGCGCGGCCTTGGCCTCATCACGCATGTCGAAATTGACACGCTGGCGGTCGATCACGTTCTTGAACCGAACCGCGTCAACGACTTCGTCGATGGTGTAACTCATGTTGTACAGGGTGAGCGTCTGCTCATTGCCCTCAACAGCATCTGCACTCGACTTCGGCTTGCTATCCAACTGCATCCGAAGACCGATGGTCTCTGTGTCACCAGGCTTGTTGGAGAGCGAATCCTTCCACTGCAAGAGTGCGTCGGAACGCTTACCAATCAAGCCGGTATACGAGAT